TAGAACCTTGGAGGAAGAAGAATGATTCTGATCAACTGCCGTCTATGCGGTAGATGTACAACTGGAGTAAACGCTCTGAAGGCGTTACAGGTGTGTGGCAATTGCTTCATTGACTATAACGGGGAGGCACCTCGCCTCCAGCCCCGGATTGAATCTTGATTACCGGAGGCCAAAGCGTGCGGATAGAAACCCTTGTTAATATACAGAACCTGCGGAAAAATAACACATGTTTTGACGGAGGGATTTTGGAATGAAATGGAAAATAGCGGATCCGATCGCATACGCCCATGAGGGCTGTCTTGGCAGCAGTAAAGATAGGTACGATACAAGTCTGTGTGCACGGCACCTAATGTGTCCAAAGTGTGAACAGCGCAGAGCAAGTAAGAGAGCATGGCAGTTAACCAAAAAACTGACAGCGGAAATTAACTTGATGGAGGATGAGGGCAGCGACCTCAAGGTCGGAGTTCTCACAACAACGCTACCTGGACTAAAACACAGGTCGGGAATCCGGAGGGGCAGTCTCCGTCAGCAGTATGCTTACATGACGGATCGCACGAACTTTTCGGGCAGAACTGGTTCTCATAGTATGCGTGGTCTAAATACCGCATTACGAGATATGGGTGTGCACGCTGGCTGTCACAACCTGGAGTTTACTTGGAACGATAAAGGAAATTGGTGGAATGTTCACAATCACTCAATCTTACTGGCGGACAAAGAATCTTGGTCTAATGATATATCAGAGACAAAAGATAGAATTTGGGAGTCATCGGAGCTGCTTGACAGAACCGAGGTAGTTGGAGGTACTAACAACCAGTTCGAGCACTATGGACTCGGACGAAGATATTCGCTGGATTGGGCAGAACCGCACGAGTTTGCCCAGACGATCAAGTACGCTGCTAAAGTTGCGTACATGACGAAGCCAATAAAAGCACCAAGGCAGAAGAGGCTTGAACTAAGCAAATTCTTCAACGGCTTTAGTGGAAAATATCCACGGCTCAGTCGACCTTTTGGGCTGTGGATGCGAAGCGAACCGTTAGAATAAACTTTTTAGACTGTCGGGACAGGGCCAATCCATGGCCCGGAATACTAAGCGTTATCCTTGTGAAAAAACGATTAACATTGGACAAGCATCTCCAGCTGCTCCAAACGCAGTCGCAGATTGCGGTATATTGTTGAGTAAGGTCAATCACAGGTTGTACCGTCAATCACGATATTACAAAGTCAACGTACACATTGATGCCAATGTTGCGGATGGATCCACAGTTGATGTATATGCACTTGCAGATACCTGGTGGACTCAGAAGTCATTACAAATGGCCAAGATGGCTTGGGATGAAAGTAATGCTGAAGAAAAAGAAATGCTGAATGGCAAAGTTGCCCGTTGGAACGATTTTCGAGTCAGTGCCGGCCTTATTGGAACTGGATCTATGGACCCTATCCAATTCGACAGTGCTGGCGGACAAACCCGCTTTACTGCTGGAGAATTCGACCTTGCTGAGGTCGTTGACCAGGCTGGTGCAACACGGACTTTCACGTGGGGAAATACACCTGGTGCCAGCGAATACTCAATGATGGCAGAATATGACGCAAGTGGTAACACTTCGACTGATCCTACTACACCCGCCACCGGACCTTATTCCGGCCTGCTACCAAACTTGGAAGCAGGTGCTGCAGCTGCTTTGCAGGATAATGGAAATCTACCGCCTTACAATGCCAACGGCTATGGTAATGCAATTTGGGTAAAGGTTGGAACTCTCCACCTCCAAAGTGGTCGTCAAAGGCTTTCCACAGGGTTCTTCGATGCCCCATGTGGATTAATCAGACTTGACGGAATCGGCTTGGTTCCTAATGCGGAAGTTCAACTTACGATGAAAGCAGGCGATTACAAAGGAGTGCACGCTCCATCTATGTTGGAGTGATCACGGTGCGTGAAGAATCTGTTGAAAACGCACAACAAGCTGCAAAGGTGCTAAGCATCCTGAAGCATGTAAGAGAAAACAACGTGTCATACCTTCTCGGTGTGTTTGTCTTACACAGTATGGGCTTCCTGGAACAGGCAGTCTCATATGGCTTAGGCATGTGCTAATCATGACAATAAAAGACGAGCCTATCCACTGTGAGGCCTGCGGATATAATCTTAGATCCGCTGATGTTGGATTGTTACATCCGGACTTTACGGGTAACGAGATAATGCACCATTGCCGTTGCTACCGTTGTGGCTACGAATGGGTTGAATAGTATACTTTGTATACACAACCTTTATGTATACATGGCCCTTAGCATGTAACATGGCGAAAACCAATGAAGCCCGATGTGAAGAATGCTCATGGATCATGAGCGATGGAACGACTTGCTATAATTCCTGCTGCAGTGAATTTAGCCCTACAGCTCAAGCACTGTTTGCTTGGTACTATGTAGGTGAGGAATGATGGCTAAACTCTACTGGAGAGTTAAGCTGAATGGCAAATGGACATGGCGTCCTGCCGTGTACGCATGGCAAACTCCCGGATGGTTTGTTAGAACCTTGGAGGAAGAAGAATGATTCTGATCAACTGCCGTCTATGCGGTAGATGTACAACTGGAGTAAACGCTCTGAAGGCGTTACAGGTGTGTGGC